CGTTTCCATTATTTCATCGATACTATGATCAAGGTATCTAAAATTATCGTAAGAATTGACTAGTAATACCCTATCAATAATTTCCATTGTGTACATTTTTCTCAACCAAGAAATAGTATTCTTTTTATCCATTATTTTCATTATCTATTACCACCTATCAAATAAACTGACTTCTCTCTCCATGAACGGACATTTGCTGTGACAAAATTCAGCAATGATATCAGATGATGAATTTTTCTTATCAAGACCACCTACACCAAAGACAAACTCAACCCCATCAATATTTTGTTCGGGTATGTTTTCTTTACCACGATCACCACCATTAACGAAAATAACTTTCTTTGGTTCATTCGGTATATAACGATCTTTTACATATTTGATCAGTTCATTCGCACTCCCATCACTGTCATCAAAAGGTATAACAATATCTACAAAGCGCAATGCTTGAATAATGGTACTTCTCGTTTTTCTATTTTGAAAGAAATAACCCTTCTTACGCACCAACCATTCATCACTATTAACACCAACAATCAATATATCACCGAGTGATCTGGCAGACCTAAGATACTCTACATGCCCCTCATGTAAAGGATCAAATCCACCAGATGCTACAACCACTTTAGGCATAAAGTTGAAATCGTTAAAAGATGCGACCATCTAGACCTAACCTTTCTCTCATTTCGGCATCTATTACTTGAACTATATCAATCATATCTTTGTGTTGCACTAGTTCTCCTACCGTTGTAGCAGGGAAGAATATGTTATATGAACCACAACCTTTCGTAACATCAATATATCCTTGATCCAGTTTTTTCACAATTTCATCTTCAAGATATAACATAATATCATGCCTGTCGCAATAGATAATGTGTTTTGATTGTTTCTGGTTGAAAGATTTTTTCAACGGTATCAATTACGCGAGTTAGTGGAAATGGTTTACAAGAAAAAACATCAATATAAGCAGCACGATCTTCATTAGCAAAATGTGCACAAATATTGCTTGTTTCAATTAGTTGAACAAGTGTATAACCTTCTTTGTTTCCAGAACCAAAATTGACAACTTGTGGCTCACCATAGGCAACCATATCAATTTCTTTTACCAATTCTTTAGCAAAATGTTTGATCACTTCAGCACTGGTAATTGCTGTTAGATTACAGTTCTTACAATCCAGGGCAAGGTGATATCCCCAATATTGTTCTGTTGCCATTTATTTCTTCCCTTCCTTTTTGAGCCGTCGTTCTTCCCAATAAATATCATCAACTTTTTGTTTAAATTTTTGATATGTTTCAGAGTAAATCATTTTATCATATGGATGAATAGTAACAGTAAATATGATACGATTTTTAATAGAACGCATAATTTCATATGGTATATTTATTGCACTTCCTTCACAATATTTATAAATGTGAGAAAATATTTTTTCCTCATTAAATGCTACAACATTAGTTAATGATTTCATTTTATTCCTCAAAATAATGGCGGAGTGGTGGCGGAATCGAACCCCTGGCCGTTAGGCTCCACTGGTTTTCAAGACCAGGCTAGTATCCCCGACTAGATACGCACTCCGTGTTATTCATATTTATCAGGATTAAATTCATGATATATCTGCATTGTAATATTCATTCTAATTTCATCTTGTTTATGTGATAACTTATTAAATTCAGGAAAACTTGCTATATACCAATATAAAGATATAGTTCCATTTTCCCAACCCATGGTATTTGCAACAGTATTTAGTATTACGGCATCATCATAATATACTTTAGCACGACCTAAAACATCTTTTGATAGCATATACATCACAACATATCCTATTTGATGGCAGCGGACCAGGGGATCGAACCCTGACTTCTGGGGCCAAAACCCAGCGTCATAAGCCATTAGACCAATCCGCAATAAACTTGGTGCGGGCGGAAGGAATCGAACCTTCATCATCAGGGTGGAAGCCTGAGGCACTGCCAATATACCACGCCAGCATTTATTTGGTTCACGGTCGAGGTTCCGCCCCTCGCAACTACTGTCTTATCAGGACAGCCCCTTCACTAGCTGGGTCACCGTGAAAAACTATAAAACTCCACTTTTGCTTCTTCCATCATTTTCACAGTCATTTCAAATGATTCGCGCCAACGATTTGGAATATCATCAAACTTTTCAGCGGGAACTATAACTCTACTAATACCCACTTGGACAATTGAAACAGCACAACGAATACAGGGAATTTGAGTAACATACATATGAGCATGTTCTAGCGGCACTCCCACTCTTGCCGCATTTAGAATACAATTTTCTTCAGCATGAACAACATGATTTAGTTTCCATTCACGATCATGAATGCGATGGTCATCAATCATCGCGCGAGGTAATCCGTTCCAACCAGTAGAAAGAATAACTTTATTATCTGGTTTGATAGCAACAGCACCAACTTTCATAGATGGGTCTTTAGACCAAGTGGCGCATAGTTCTGCCATATCCATGAAACGATAATTCCAACTATTATTTTCAACTTTTATTACTGGCATTATTTACCTTTCTCAAAATGGACTCCTCGGGAGGACTCGAACCCCCACATATCGGTTCGTAGCCGAACGTTCTGATTCCAGTTGAACTACGAGGAGTTATTTCTATTCCTACCGGCAAAATTATGTGTTTGACTATGACAATTGGCGAACACACCAGGACTCGAACCTGGAATTGGAGATTAGAAGTCACCTGTGATGTCCAGTTTCACCATGTGTCCGAAATCTAGTCTTTTATCTCCCAAGCCCAATGAACAACAACATAATCATCTATACAATTTTCATGTGTGATCATGTCACTGTTTTTGCCATATTTATGTTCCATTTTTTCTTTCCAATATGGCCAATATACATCTAAAATATCTTGTTCTGTTACATCAATCGTTTCTGGTTCATCTAATATTCTTCCCATGCGTCCGTATTGTGGTTGTTGAAACCTATACTTCTTCATCGGTGCCTTCCTCATATTTAGGCGGTGGAACAATAGCATTATGAATATCTAGGTATCGGCATTCTAATCCAATAGAATAGGCTTCAGCACCAAAACCAAACACAGAATAAAGTACATGACGATAACTGCCTTCATCCTCAATTTCGCCTCTATATACACGACGCATTATAGCCGCAAATGCTTTTAGTTGATCTTCTTTTGAAAGACTATTCCAAAAATCTTCACTTGACTTTTCATATTCTTGTTCCATGGATTTCATCGCATTTGCAATGCTTTCTTCATCCATGAGAAGTTTGGTGAGCATATGCTCGTTATTAGCATCAAAACCCATTTGATTGCTCCTTTATTGGTGCGGGCACACAGACTCGAACTGTGAACTTCTGATTGGCAACCAGAGATTTTACCTTTAAACTATGCCAGCATGGTGGGAGTGGAAGGATTCGAACCTACTCAGCCTATGCACTTGATTTACAGTCAAGCCCAACTCTCCTACGTTGCGCGCACTCCCCATGGTGTTATACCACATTTATCACACACTTCATCTAACAAAATATTACGATATAACCAACAATCTGCCCGATCGGCATTACCGATAATATCAAAATGTAATTTTGCATTAAGGTGATTATTCAAACGAGACGCAACTATTTCGTTTAATAGTTGTATATGTACAATAACATTATCTTTTACTGGATTTAAGGTTACCATTTTCAAAATACTTCCTGGAATCTAGGTATATCTGATATAGACCAAATTCGCGTCCATATGCTTCAATTTCCCATGGTGTTGTAAAATAGTCTGCTTCATTATTATGATAAAATTTCTTATTCCACCGAAACCCGTGCCCATTAATCCGCATTGCTTTAGCGCCTCGCCCGACCATATAATGTCCATAGGCATTTTTAAGTTCACCTCGCGCATATTGTTTCACATGTACCATTTCATGAGCAAGAGTTTTGATTTGCTTTATTTTTGGTTCTGTATTGCGAACAAAAATTTCAAATGTTCGTGGTAATCTAAGACCTTCTTCCACTACTTCAGTCTCACCCATGATATCAATATTTTTGACAAAGCGAACTGTAATATTTAGTTTCTGGCACAGTCGGTTTGACATTAGTAATCTGGAAAACAATTTTACGATTTTCTTTGTTTCCCCATGCGAGACCAAATCATTATTTCCAGTGACTTTTACCACTGGATTATATTGATCCTTCTTTTCCTTCATATCAAGTACCCTCAATTATGGACAGATGATAACATACTCAACTGGAAATGTCAAATGGAAAATATTGGTGCCGGAGCCTGGAATCGAACCAAGATTTGATGCTTACAAGGCAACTGTAATGGCCATTATACTAATCCGGCTTATAACCATAAGGAGTGGAAATATCTTGCGAATAAATCCATTCCTCTATTAACTCTTTTGTGTAACAGTCTTGTTCCAATATCATTATCAATAAAGTTGTTTTTTACTCTGAAAGAAAATATATCTTCAAATTCAACTTGTGAAGATTTATATTCAAAAGCGAAAATCATTTCATCAATAGCATATTTCCATATATTCAACCAAATTTCTTCTCTCTTAGCTTCATCAGTTTCCTTTTCAAGAGCATCAAATAAATGTTTTGGTACGTCTTTCATAGAAATATATGAATATGATTTCTCATTAATATTTTTACGATATTCTACCAATAGAGCATGAATAACAACAGACAAAGTTCTATCAAGATTATAAATCTCTTTTTTCTTCAGTTTAACTTTACAAGTAACTTTTCCATATTGTACCAACTTAAAATATTGTAATACAGGAAAGACAATACGTGTATCAATCCGTTCAATAAATTGATATATTTTTCCTTCTGGATTTCTTTTCGGTCTATGACCAAAAATAAAATATCGTAAAGATAACCAGGGTAAAACGGGTTTACCTGTTATTTTCATCACTTTTTTTCCTTCTCAAGGATTTAACAATATCACTATCAATAAATTGCCACAGAATATTAGTGGTGATATTGTCATTTTTAATAACACATTCATCTAATGGATCTAAATGTTTTTCATTTTTTTTAATGATTGGATCAATAGCATGATATAGTTTTGTAAATGTATCAACATACAACTTATATAAAAGATCATCATCACAGTATTTCATGTCATTTCACTCTTTCAATATGAACGGTGCACACTCCCGAACAACCAATCCTTCTTGCTGCTCCAAGCGATAGATCAAGATGACGACCTCTAATGAAAGGTCCGCGATCATTTATTCTCACCACCACTTTTCGCCCACGATACTTAACTAACAATCTTGTTCCAAATGGATAACGCCTATGTGCTGCTGTTAATCCATGTGGTCTAAATCTTTCACCACTTGCGGTATGTTTACCTTCCCAGTAAACAGATGCTCTTACAGTTTCAGCATTACTCACACTTAACATCAAAAATAAAAAAGTTAAAACTAATGGCAATGTTTTCATACATGCTCCTTTTCTTATTATTGTGTGATAGCCCCACCATCAGAAAGGGTATATGATAGTCATATACCGAACAATTCCGCTTCACACACAACCAAACCAAAGTCAGTTTGGCTCCCAACAATCGCGGCGTTTAGCTTCGCCCATTGTCTCATATGCTCCTAGTGCTAAACTCACATATGCGGTTTGTGGTAGACCTCCAGGGATTCGAACCCTGTCTATCCAGATTAAGAGTCTGCCGTGCTGACCGTTACACCAGAGGTCTATTTAGTTGGAGGACCCTCAAGGATTCGAACCTTGTCCTAGCGGGTTAAAAGGCCGCTGTGCTGCCGTTACACCAAGGGTCCATTTTTGGTGCCCCCACAGGGTATCGATCCCTGTTCTTCGGCTTGAAAGGCCGATATTCTAGCCAGTAAACTATGGGGGCTATTGGTACTTGTCCCTGGATTTGAACCAAGCCTTTCTGTTCCACAAACAGACGTGCTAACCACTAACACTAAACAAGCATAAACTTTGCTGGTCGCGCACCATCCCATCGGAAGGGATTTTGCCACCAGCACTGCCACTCCGAGACTTTGGCAGCAATTGGTCTGTCAGGTAGGATTCGAACCTACGTTATTCCTCGCCCCAAACGAGGTGCCATTGCCAGGCTAGGCGACTGACAGATATTGGAAGTGCAGGTGGGAGTTGAACCCACTTAGGACGGGTTTGCAATCCGCCGCCTTGTCCGACCAGCCCCTACACTATGAAACTTATTTTACTGAACCTGTAATCCAGTGATATACGTCTTTAATATCAGAACCAAATGCCCAAACAGCAAGTAACAGAATAACAATAATAATGACGCTTGTTGACATCCAACTGCTAGTTGCTCTTGTCACACCGATTGAAAAATTCAGAAAATCATTACCTAATACTTTAATCCCCATTTCAAACTTATTTGAGTTATCAACAACAGCAGGTTTTGAATTTGCTGCGGTTACTTCAGTTAATTCAGCCATCTTTTCCCCTTTTTATTTTTTTGTGATGGAATGGGGGATGCCAGGCATCCCCCCCTACTCTACGCCACACTACACTACTACAAAATTGGCGCCCTATAGGGTAATCGAAACCCTCTCAACCGTTAGACAGACGGCTAGCCTCACCAGATGCTTAATAGGGCGTAACATTATTCAGTCAGTAATATCTTTTCACTTTTATATATGGAAAGACCATTTTCACTGGTCAAACCGCGGCTTAGTTCATTATATTTTTCCAAAGCTTGTTCATATGTATCAAAACTTCCTGTATAAACAATGTCTTTGTTATTTGTGTTTTCTTCTTCAACAATCCACTTGGTTTCCAGTGGTTCCATTTGTCTGTTGAAATGATTGTTCATTTTATTTTCCAGCCTTTCGTTAATTTCGTGATATACTATACACTATTTATGTTTTCCAGTCAAGTCATTGATGCCAGATAATATTCTTATTTTATATCCATTCATTCTTGATATTTTTATATATTCCGAATCACTCCAACCGAAATTAAAGTGAATAACTAGAGGATATGTCATATAAAATGCTTTATTATCTATACCAAACAGGGAAACTCTTTTCATTTCACTGTATATCCTTATTAAAATGGTATGCAGGGAGGGACTCGAACCCCCATCAAAGTTCTTATGAGGAACCGGCTTTACCATTAAGCTACCCGCATATTTATTACTTTTGTTTGATTTGTGCAATCATTCCATCAGAAATGGGTGACTTATAAGTATTTTTTCTTCTTGTTAATATATTAATTGACCTATTTGGGAGCACTTCCAATTCAAAAATGAAAGCAGGACCGACATACTTATCTTTCAGTTCTTTCCGAATTTGTTTAATATTATCATCGTTGTCAATAATTTCATCCATTTCATCCATAGTTTTTGCATATCTATTCATTATAACATATTTGCCAGTATCTTTATTATCAATGAAAATTGGAATATGTAGATTGTTAGTAGACATGGTATATCTCCTTTATAATAAAGTTGGTAGGCGTGCTTGGAATCAAACCAAGTCGAGAACGGTAATCTGCCGCTGAAAGGTTTATAAATCCTCCCTGTGTATCAACACCCACGCCCGTCTAGCTTCTATCAGTTCACCAAATTTCTTATCCAGTTCACTAGCAGCAATTTGATAACCTGACACATGGTCCTTTACTCTGTTATCTGCTATATGATATGTTCTTATAGTTTCATTATTAACTATTCGTTCTGGATTTTCTTTTTGTATCTCTTTCTGCACCCAACGTTCTAGTTTTTCACCTAGATTTTGAAATGCATCACTGAAATTTGACTTCCTGTTTCTATGTCTGGTGCATGATGCTTCAAGACCTGACGGTAAGTGTCGTATTCGCACACAATTCTGGTTCTTATTTCTATTTTGCCCACCAGGACCTGTTCCGGAGAACCACTGGATATCAAAGTCTTTTTTGGTATAACAGTATTTTTCTATTTTTTCCATTTTAGATACCTAAATTTTGGTGCCCCTGGTAAGATTCGAACTTACAACATCTGGTTTCTAAGACCAGCGCCTCTGCCAATTGGACTACAAGGGCATTATATTGGTAAAACACTTCTCGTTGATTTTAATCTTTCGTTGGCTATTTTAAAATAGTTTTCATCAATTTCATAACCAACAAAATTTCTATTAAATCTGAATGCTGCAACACCAGTTGTTCCTGATCCCATCGTCAAATCTAATATCCAATTACCTTCATTAGAATAAGTTTTAATAAAATAGGCCATCATTTCAACAGGTTTTTGTGTTGGGTGTAATCCTTTTTCTTGAGAGAAAAATTGTATTGATAATGGATATCTTTCCCCATTTGGATTATCTCTATGCATAGAATGTAACTGACCGTAAACTTCTCCAATTTTTTTATTACCTTTTGACTTAAATCTAAAATACGGTGTTGATTTCCAATTTTGTGGATTATATGTTGGTTTCTTTTGATAGAAAACCAAAACATTCTCATGATTCTTCATAGGCATTGAATTAGCCAACATTGGATTAGTGCCTTGTGGTTTTGCCCATATCCACTCATAACGGAAATCGTTTATATTTGAACCTATTAATTTTGTAGTAAAAGGTTGTGATGCTGTAAAAACCATAGCAGCATCTTCTTTTACTACTCTATATAGTTTTTCCCACATTAAATCTAGATCAATTACAGAATCCCAGGCGCAAGCAGTAGTTCCATATGGCAAATCTGTTAAAACCATATCAATAGATTTGTCTGCTAATTCATCAATTAATTCCAAGCAATTGCCTAATTTTATATTTGTCAAGGGTTGTGACACACTCATAACTTTCCAATACCTTTTTCAATTCTTTTGGTTTGATTGATAACATAAAATCATCATTTTCACCACTTTTACCGCCTTGCTGATATTTAAAAACACTATCATCAATCATTTTTGATACTGTTTCTTTGTTATAAACATAGTTATATTTCGTGTGATTATTAAAATAATCAACCAACGTGATTGTCAGTATTTGCCAATCCTTTTTCAAAGCAATATGATTAATCATCCAAGAACTGTTTTTTTCTGGTTTAAGTAGAGAAAATTTTGTTTCATTTTTAATGTAAATATGCTCTTTATCATCATAATTTGATAAATCTAAAATAAAATCATGACCAGCATTATCTCTATCTAAAGAATAGAAATTGGCTTTTGTATATAACTTCCTTTGTATAAATTCACCAACAGTCCCTTTTTGACCTGGATTCAAATAATAATAACCTTCATATGGTGTATTTAAAAATGGATCATCCTTAATCAAAGATTGAATATGATTACTAATTTCAAATTCTTCAATTTCATCAATTTCATTTTGAGAAATATCATTAGTATCCATTTTAAAAAATTTCATTAGCATAATAAACTTCCTTAATTGGTGCAAGTGCCATGGAATCGAACCAGGTTCTTCGGTTCTTCAGACCGACGCAATCACCAGACTTGCTCCACTTGCGTTATATTAATCCGTGTTGAATTGCTACAAAAAATGCTCCTAAACACAAAGCACAAATAATCCACATGAAGAAAACAATCCATTGTGTAGTTGTCATATTAGTTTCCTTTTATTGGTGTCCCAGGTGGGATTCGAACCCACAACACCGAGGGTTTGAGCCTCAGGCCTCTGCCAAATTGGGCTACCAGGACATTAAACTGGATGCCAGAAGATTTCTTTATTTTCCTTCACTTCTTCCGTTAGTTTATTCGTTAAAGCTTCTTTATGTGTTGCTTCCAAATTTGAAAGATTATCACCAGGAAATACAGTTACATTATAACCGTTATTGAACGAAATGTCAACCTGATATAACTCATGACTGGTATTGTGCTTACGCAATAGGGAAACTGCTAGAGCAAATACCTCTGTATATTCTCTTGCCTTTGCGTTTTCAATCTTTATAATCATTACAATTTCCTCTTGAGGATATCACACAGTTGGTGAGCAAATTTTACTGGTGCAATATCGCGTTCAAATTTCCGTTTCATGGAAGCATATTTTGTGCGAACATCTGGTGGATATTCAATACACACATAGGCTTCCAAATCTTGAGCGCATGTTTTCAATGTCTCAATTATAGACTCCAATTCATCCTTTGTCAAGGAAATATATTCTGGTTCCATTGTAACAATATTTACATTTTCATATTTTTTGACAGTTTTCATGATAGATTGATCCTTTCATAGTTTATATGATACAGCAATCAAAGCGGCATTTGCTACTGCATAACAAAGAACAACAACTGATAAAGCATAGTTGGTGCTCCATGCATATATTACTGCCTGACCAAAATACAACAGGGCAATAATAATCATTGGTATGTTCTGTAACATTTGTTATTCTTTAGATAATAGTGCCAGCACCACACTCCAAAACAATGATAAACACCAACCAATGACGAATGAAAGTGGGCTACTAATCTCATAGTATTGTAAAATGAGAATACAAAAAAATACAAAGAAAAATGTCGCAAAAAATCCCAAGATGGTATTCATTTTCAATCTTCCCATTTTCCAATAAACAAACGGTCTTGACCTGCTCTACTACGCGGGTTGGGTATTTCAATCAGTTCACCCAGTTCAACCAATCGGTCAACACATGCCATCATTGTCCATGTATCAGCAGCACCAACACCAGGGGGTAATATCATTAGTTTTCCCATAGTTGCTGCACCAGATAACTTTATTAGTTTTTGGGCATTATCTCTAATGCCGAGAAATAATGCCTGATTATCTGGTTCAAATACAGCAGACTTTAAATCTTGATAATGATACATTTCGCGCACTCCCATTAATGTGCTTTTAAAAGCACACAGTCCTTGTTGATCTTACCATTCACAGGCGCATCCTTGCCGCGAATGTTACTCAAAAACTTTCGGTCAGATACTTTACCACCTTTCATAAAGTCAGCAAGTTGACTTTCTGGCTTACGCAAGGTCTTACCAGTGCTGGTCTTGGGGTCCCAGCCAGCAATATAGGTGCCCTTGATAGTCAGTTCCTTGTCAAGGTCAGACGCATTATAAACATACAGTTTGCGCGTCTTATTGTTGAATACAAACACAGATTTGGCACCGACAATCTTTTCGGGCTTGATAGAAGTCAGTTTGTATTCATCACTATACTGCAAATACTTGACCTTTGCAGCAAGTTGCATAGGAGTCTTAGACTTGCGAACACGGACCTTACGCGCCTTCTGCTTGAGAAGTTTGTATGCCTCAAGATCAGTAACAGTCTTTTCATACCAAGCCAGAATACGTTTTAGTTCAGGCTTCTTATAACGCATATAACCCTCAAACAACTGTGGGTCCTTCTTGAGGGCACTCGCGCTTTTCAGCGTATTGATTTCCTCCAGTCGCTTTGAATAAACATCAATCATGTGGTCAACATAAGTAGCAGGCACATTATTTTTCACCAGCCACTTATAGACATCCTCTTGATCATCTTCCAGACCTTGAATGTCGCCCATTATTTCATGTTGCTTTTCTCGCATCGCTTCCTGAATAGTAGGCTTTGCTGCTTCCTGTTTTAGTTCCTTCTTTTCTTCAACCAGCTTAGAACCAATTTCCACAAGGCCTCGCACCTTGTTATCAAAGTATTTTTTTGACTCTGGGTTTACAGCACCAGTGGAAAACAGGTATGCGATAGATAGTGTAGGGAACGAAAGTTGGTGCTCTTTCAACTTTTTCAGGTTCTTTACATCATCTTTCGTAAAGCCATTTTTCAGAACATAGTCATAGAAAATGGGCAGAAGATCAGCACGATTGATCTTGCCCTCTTTTTCTTCCTCCCACAATGCATTGGTGCAGTTCCACCATTGCATACGCAACGTATCTTCCTTGAGTTGCTCCCACTTGATTTCTGGGCTGACAACTTTCAAACCGCGACGACGGTCTTTAGTGACCTTGAATTTTACAGTAGGCTCATAAACCTTCTTTACTTTTTGTTGTGCATCAACATTATCGGTAGAAAACGATTTATTAGTTGAAAGGACTGGATTACGGCGAGCGTGCCGCGGTGTCATTCGTTTTGCTCGTTTCGTATGCTTTGCCATTTTCGCTTTGTCCATTGATCACATGTGACTTTAGGGGCACTCTCGTTTCGGATAACATCAGTGCAATGCCATCCATCGTTCGGGTCTAATCGTATTGCTGGATCGGTTGCCCTTTCGTATACCATCATAAACAGTAACACAATGACAACGAAAAGCACAATCACCAAATTCATCGGTGTGCGCTTATATGAGGGTTGCCATTGTGCCATTTCTAACTGCTATTATATACTGGTAATAATGAAAAGTCAATACATCTTTTGGTTGTATTTTCTGGAAATACACGTCACATTCATTTGGTAATGTCGCGTATTTTATAATACATGTTTATTAGTTCTTCCAATAAAACTCTATTATATAACTTTGAATCCAGATTGGTATTTCTAACTTCAATGGTCATTAAATCCATCATATAAGAGTAGTGTATACTATCCACAATTTTATTGACAATGTTTTTACCAAATTCTGTTTTGATTTTACATAATTGATTATTCATTTTACATTTACCCATTGCATTGCAGTCTGCAACAGTTTATTATAATCACCAGATGTTGCTTCCTCCTGAAACTTCATAATTTCATCAGAAGAAACTTTCGCTTTACGCAAAGCACGAATGACATTTGCTAAGATTGAAAACGCATTACCATTAGTGCCAATCAGTTTGACAGTAACATTAGGATATTTGACAGTCATTATATATTTCCTTTCATTTGGCGAATGAGGTAGGATTCGAACCCACACCCCAAGGTTTTGGAGACCTGGATGCTACCATTACACCACTCAAACGCATTCTTATAACTGGCGGACAGCGGTGGTCTTGATCCACAAACGATGGAATACACCGTTCACATGGCTTAGCAGGCCTGCCCAACACCTTGTTGATTCACTGTCCGTTAATAACCTTATCAAACAATCTGGCTTCATCAAGAAACCTATTCCTAAGTTCAATGTATATTATAACTTCAGCAGCATTGGAATATATTGATCCACCCAAATTTCTATTGAGAGAACGAAACAACTTTGGATAAAAATTGTCCTCATAATCTTGAATTTTATTTATGAAAATTTCTGCTGGTCTTTCTATTGGAACCACTTTCATTTATAATCTCCTTATTGGAGCCGTCGGGAGGAATTGAACCTACCGCCAAAAGGATACCAACCAGTTGCTCTACCATTAAGCTACGACGGCAATACTCATAGTCGATCTAAAAGAGGGTGATTGAATAGCACCCCTTCTTCATGGAAATCATACCTACTTTTAACTTCTTCAAGTAATATTCCTTCAACAGCGTTGGAATATTTTGTTCCACCCAAATTTATATCAATGTTTTTAGTTAATTTGGACATATTTATATCTTCATATTGCACGATTTTTTCTAAATAAAATTCCACTTTCACTATGTCTGTTACAGACATTAATTGGTCTCTAATTTTGTGGAATTTTCTTTTTTGGTGTTCGGCAATCCGAAAAACATATGAACTATATATGTCTGAACCAAAAAACATTTCAGAAACATCCATAGGTCTATCTTCTTTAGTATTGATTCCATACCAATATGTTTTATTTATTGGTTTCATAACTCAAGTTCCGTTGTTTCAAGTTCATTCAGACATTGAAAATGTGTTCCCATTATATTACCTTGCCATGAGACATGCCAATGACCAAAGAACCAATATTTTGGTTTATGCATCTGCCACATTGATTCAAAAGCTTGCCGTGTCCTAGATGGCAAATCCATCTTTTGTTGACCGTTTTCTGCCATCAGTTGATCAGCAATGACATTTGGGCACTCATGCGTCAACATGATTTCTGGTTTGACTGATAGATATTTATCAACAATTGCGTATAGAGCATTTGAGGATAGTTCTTCATCAGCCCACCAAGTATAGTTTTCAACACGATAAGCACGATCAATTGAGTTGGCTCCACCAATAAACATTATATTATCTTCAATGTGTCCATCTGGAATCCATTGTGAATGTTTTAGACACACACCAGGATTATCATGATTACCACGAATGAAACGATGATTTCCTTTCACCATATAATCATAGGGTGGGTTTTGAAACCACTGTCCTTCTTTAACACCAGAAGGATAACGAAAACCAACACCCATGTCACCGAGTTGAATGCTATTCTCACAATTCTTTATGATACTCTTATATTGGCTATAGCGACCGTGAACATCACCGATTAATGTTAGTTTTTTCATGATTTATGCACCTAATAAAAAAGCTAGCCCTCACGACTTGGGCTGAACGTCATCCAACATTGCGACTAAAGAGAACTCATTAGTAGTTGGATTGAGCATGTGTTATTTTTAAAGAAGCCGCTCCACATTCATCGGATACTTAACGCCACCTGCGCGACCAGGTTAGAGTGTTCTCTCGGGTTCGCGTCCCGATACCGGCTTCTTTAATTGGCTCCCGCCTCAGGATTCGAACCTGACACTAGCAGATTAACAGTCTGCCGCTCCCACCTAGGTCGCCTCACGGGAATAAACTTTAGTGAACATTCTCCAGCACCCCCACAAAGATTGTTGCCAAAGCAAGGGCAACAAGAACGATCTTGAGTGAAATAAAAGATTGTTCATACATTGTTATTACTCCTCACCTCGCAATGCCATCAGCAATGGATTCATACTCGCATTATCAAAAACAACACCACCTGCTGCTTTGATACTTGCCAATCCAGTTGTAATAATCTTAAAGGGCACTTCGTAAATGCGTCCTTCCACTTCAAGATCAACCATACCAGGAGTTTTTGATTCATTGATACCGAATTTTACATCAGTATATTCCAACTTGTTTTTCGCATTAAATTCAAAACGCATTGTATTTATATCCTTTCCACTAAGAACCATTGATCATTCGTGCTATTAAAGCACATTCTAGCGAATTTGTCAACCACTTTTATGTCATTGACACGAATACCTCCATTTTCTATAGATTTTCGTGCTTCTGTTTTGCTTTTTACCAACCCAGCACGGACAAGAAGTTCTGCTACTTCCATTCCTATGCTTTGGAAATCTTCCTCCGATATCTTATTCCTGGGTATTTTTACCACTTGCATTCATTAGTTCCTTTAGAAAATCAATTTGTTCAAGCGATATCATGATCATGACGGAAATCCTTCCTCATATTTACCAGCAACAAAGTTTTCACCCATCATTTCAGCATCATCCTTCCTGTCTGTTCGGAAGAACTGCTCCCAAACACAATCATCATCCTCAAAACAAAGCAAGATATATCCTGCTTTTGTTTCATCTAATACAAGATCAATCTCATATGTTCTGTTCATAACAGTTATCTTTCTGAAACCTGTTTCTTGAGGAAAATTCTATAGCAGTCTCCATCAACAGGGCGATATTCCTTTATTATCTGAAAAGCTTCCCAACCTTTCTCACCACATTCAGATAAAAGTTCCATCAGGAAGCTTTCAGTACAAATTTCTGTAGTGTATATCCACTTCATCTTTACTTCAGTCATTCAAACTTCTCCGTGTTTGTTTCGATGAACTTGATCGCCTTCCAAAGCGATTCACATTCAACAATATCACCATCAGGGTCACATGCATAACAGATATCAGCATAGTATCCATCAGCATCAACCTTGGGGTCATCAATTGTACAAATCTCATAACCCCGATAGTCAATGTGATCATAAGCACCAGGAAAACCAGTTTCCAAAACAACTTTAAGTCCCTCAAGATTGGGGACCAGCATCTTATGATCATTTATGGTTGCGACTATCATCATTCCCATGTTAAGAAACTCCTTTCGCTTGTTGCTTCGCTTTTGCTTCGTCTATCAGTTGCTTCCAGTAAATGGCAATTCGCATATTGCCATTTTTATCGCGCTTGCGCCAATAGTCAACTTGTTTCTTGGAGAGGAAACCGTTCTTCTCAAAAAACTTTGCCATGCCAGTTCCTTTGTTAGCATGACAGGGTCGAAAGCCGCGCATATTGTGATATATGGTCGCTTCGGCGTTTTGCTCCTCAACATTCTGACGATTATTGAGAACAACCAACGCGCGGGCGACCGCTTTGTCATTAGACTCCAGCAGGGAAACGATATTTTGCTTAGTCAATTCCATAGCGACCTCTTTTCCACATTCTCGCTATAGTAGCACAAGTGGAAACAATAGGCAACAGCTATTTGGGCATGGCAGCCATGCAGAAATGCATGGGGATAAGACTATATTCTCATTGAAACTCTAGGTTGAAAACTTCATCAATATCATCTACTGGTTTAGTCGTAAATTCGGTCAAAATGAATGCGGGTGTGAAACCATTAAATGCACCACCTGACTTCAGGAATTTTACATACTTTTTTGCATCATCTTCAAAATAAAAAGAATGAATGACCTGATCGGTGGCATGTTCAAAAATACACCACAAAAATTCTCCACTTTGTTCTATCGGAACAATTGAGAAATTATCATCTTTGATTACTTGTATCATTTTTTTATATAACCTCCAACTGGATATTCTGTCATCATTCTCATTGGTCTATTGCGCGGTTTTGTGATATACATTTTCATTGTAAATGTTTGTTCCAAAGTGGCATAATTTGTATTTTCAACTATTTCAACATAATCAGGATTTTTTTCTAATTCTTCCATGAACGCATATGCGAAATTCCTATAAATCTCTTGTCTAAAATAATTTTGATAATCTTTTTCTTCCCACACACGCGCATCAATAGTTTTATTCATGGTAAAAACAAGAGGTTTATCAAATAAATCCTCAAACGAATTGTATTTCGGTTCTGATATTTTTTTATCAGAAACAAACTTACCTCTGTCTGTTAAATACTTTTCACAAAATTTTATTTTTTCTTCTTCACTACCATCTTCAAAAATTTTTACTGCTTTGTGGTTATCAAGATGTTTCTGGAATACTAATTGATCTATCATACCTTAAACCCCTTGAATTTATCTTTCGTTAGATCACCAAGTTTTATCGGATTTGAAACATAATCATCCCTGCCCAATGTTTCAGTTTTCTTCAGACTTTCAACCTGTGCCTTTTCATCAACATTATACAACTTCATTTTTGCTTTATCAACTCCGATAACAAACCTACGATAACTTCCAGGATCACCATATCGGCTTTTTAGTTGTTTTATCAACAGTTGATTTAGTGCTTCCAGTTCCTCGGTGTTGATTAGAGCAAACATCAAATCTGCTGTTGCTGGCAGACCAAATGATTCAGATGTATTTTCTAGACCGAAATCAGAACTATTGAAACCAGCACGGTTTACTTGTGTTGCTGTTAACACAGGAACATCATACTCTACAGCCAACCCGCGCAATTCTTCAGCAATTGATTTGATATATGTATACAAGTTAGCATTTCCCCCTGGTTTAATTCTCGCAGACGCACAAATGTTAATATAGTCAATGATAATAAGATCGGGTTTGAATCCCTTTTTCAATGCTAATTCATTCAATAATGCCTTGAAATGAATTGTTGATGCACTTGCTGTTGGATATTCTTTTACAAATAGTTTTCCGTTTGTTTTTGCTTTATAACTTTCAAACCTCTCCTTATAGAGAGTTTTGGGCATCTTCATCAAGTCATCAAGTTTTATATTCAGTAAGTTTGCGTCAATTCTTTTAGAAATCTCCTCTTCAGAAATTTCCATTGTTATATACAATACATTCTTACCTAATGTAAGAGCATGTGCACCAACATGACACATGAACAATGTTTTACCTGCTCCTGTTGGAGCAAGACAAACATTTAGTGTTTTATTCTTAAGTCCGTTTTTTGTGATTTTATTGAAGTAATCTATATCAAATGGTATGCGCGTTGCTTTTTCATGATAGTGTTCATAACGATCAAGGTATTGTTCCAGATAATCATGACCAACATTTGGATCAAACGAAACAGCAAGAGCATCAGAAAGCAACTCTGGTATCATACCCTTAGACATTTTTGTTTTACCGTCAAGGATATCAACTGAAGTCATAATGGCATTATAAATAGCCTTTTCTTGACACAACTTTTCTGTAGCGTCAAGTAACCAATCTGTTGTTGTTTCGGTGTTATCTGATTTTATATCATTCAACAACTGAAGAACGGATTTTATCTGTTCATCTGTTGTTTTTATTGATTCCACTTCTATAGTAAGAGCATCAAAAGATGGAACTACATTATATTTTAGAATGAAATCATTTATTTCCTTGAACAATATCTTATCTGATTGATTTGTAAAATATTCCTCTTTTAGAAAAGGCAGAACTTTTCGCGCATATTCCTCATTCTTCAATAAATTCTTCAGTATCGTCTTTTCTATTTTCATTTAGGTTTTTTGTCCTATCAGCATCAGATACTTCTAATATCAACTTGTTCAAAATGAGTCCAATAAAATTCTCAAATACCGTATCATTTTCTAAATTCACATTGGACGGGTTTCTCATTACATTATAGGAAAATTTCAACGTTGCTGTTTCATCTTCATTTTCCTTTACCGTAACTGTAGTATAATTATACACTATTCCTTTATATGGATCAACTAAAACTTCAATTGGAACTGTATCTTTATTATCAGCAATCAAATCATCACGAAATTTGAAATCTTCTCCTAGTATCATCTTTTATGCTCCTTAAATCTTAATTCAAGAATTTTGTCATCTTCCGTCATTTTATCTCTCGCGATACGGAAAATATAATCTTCTGTAAAATCATGTCGTTCAAAACTTATTTTTTCCCAATTCATAAATAAGTTACCATGTGGCCATCCTTTTCTTCCACATGTCACATAAGCATAAGCATATTCATCTTTCTTCGGGAAGATATCATCAACAGTAACACCAAGAAATTTTGCTACTTTTCGCAATGCTTCAACTTTATCTTCCATTTCACAGTCTGGTTGATTTGTTGCTGTATCATATTTTTTAGCGGCGCGTAGCAGTTCTTTTAATTCCTCAAAGTCTTTTTTCAATGCTTCAAATTCTTCTCTTGTGACTTCAGGAAGTGTGGTTGAAGGCAATTTCCAATTTGATTGTTGATCCGTTAAAATTACAGATATCATACACATTTTATACTTCCTCTGTTTCCTTTTCTTCTTGTTCTTGTTCTTCTATAATGTTTGTTTTACCATATAAGAACTCACCTCTACACTTTTCATCAATTTCAACTAATAGTTCATCGGTGAAAAATGTTTCAGGATTTTTAAGTATTGCTGATTCAAATTCTTTCTTACCATTTGGAAATTCATATTTGTTTCCAACTTTCTTAACTAAACCGAATTTTTCACTCAAATCAAGGAGTCCATAATATGGATCAAGTCCTTTTGAATAATCAAGTAATGTTTCAACTTTCTTATTTTCAATTGATACGCGCGATTTCTTTGTTGATGCTGTAATGATAACACCAGTTACATCTTTGGTCGTCTTATCGCGATCTTTCTTCTTTTTAAGGTAAATGATTGTTGATGCTGCGTATTCAAGACCTGAACCACCACCCATTCTCTGTTCTGGAATATAAGAACCAATAACACTATAGACATGATTTGTGACGATTAGAGGAACATTTGCTTTGCCGAGTTTGAGGGTAAGAACACGAAAAGCACCCTTGATAAGTTGCGCTCTTGTCATATCTCTTGTATCTTTATTGGAAGCAATATCTTCCATTTCTTTTGCTGTTGATAAATTGCCGAGTGAATCAAGAACAAACAACATAGGTTTCTTGATATCTCTTTTGATATAGTTATCAAGGATTTTAATGGCTTCTGTTCTGAATTGTTGAACTGTTTCAACAGGAACTATAGCAATTCTTTTAACATCAACATCACGATCTACCAACATTTCTTTAGAAATTGCTGCTTCAGATTCAAAATAAAAAACAAACCCTTCTGGGTTATCAATAAGAAATTGTTTAACAATGTTGATAGCAAAGAATGTTTTACCTGTGGCCGGTTCACCTGCTAATGCTGTAACTTTATTAGATGGTAATCCACCATAAATGCTACCAGACAATAGAGCATTTAGTGTGCATGATCCAGTATTAATATAGCCACGAACGTCACCCGCGGCTATACCGTCATCTGCAACAGCAGCATATTCATTATCTATTTCCCCTAGTATTTCTAAAAACTCATTACCTGTTGACTTCTTATTTGCCATTTATTACTCTCCAAGTTTTTCTACATGATGGCCACACCAATCATTATTATATACATCTGGCCAATATCCATTTGTGCCATGATCACCACCAACTATTTGTGGTGGATTATAGCGACAAACACCGTAACCCAACTTAACATGATTGTGTTGGTCAAAATATGGATTAAAATATTTACATTTTTGACATGTTCTTCCAACTGAAACAGGTTTTGTTATGACACTCATGTTGATAACCTTATTATATCTGATTCTTCCACTTTTTCACCATATTGCACTTCTATTGCAATCAAATCTTTATCCGGTGATGTATTGATAACTTGGTGTATCATTCCAATTTTTACTACGAAAGAATCCCCCTCTTTCATATATTTTTGAAAACCATCAAGCATAACTTTACATTCACCTTGAACAATAGTCCAAGTTTCTGTTCTATGATTGTGATACTGTTCGGAAATATATCTTAGAGGTTTTATAACAAGTCTTTTGACTTTATAATAACGATCCTCATATAATACTTTCCAGTTACCCCATCGCGTTGTTTCTATTTTTGGTGTGGATGTTTTACAATCACATTCTTTCCGTAATCCACAAGCACACCCACCTCCATGATCATACTTAGCCATTAGTATATTCCTTTATTTGTTGTTTGTCAAGTCTTTTTGAAAAATGATTCTAATGTATTTACTTTCTCTGTTTTCCAACCAATACAATCCAGAATGATTTTCAACGGTTCAAGAAATGATTTATTGAACTGTGTCTTATAATCAATATAATCATTCAAACCAAATTCTTCTGGAATAACATTATGGAAAGTTATAATATCAGTATGATGTTTATTTGGCTCTTTGATATAAATGAACTTTATTTTCTCACCTTCTTTTATCAATTCATATTTTTTATTCAAATCCATTGTGCGAATGAGATTATTATAAATCAAAGCACCACGAACATGTATTGGTGTTTTCAATCCATATATCTTTATGTCATCATGATATTTTCCTATTCCATTGACCGTTCTTGGAAAGGCAATATCAGCAACATTCAATGTTCTAAACTCTTTCCGAAACTTATCAATAAACTTTATGATTGAATTTTCATCTTGATTTAGGATAACATCAAGAGATTCCCGAAGTTTTGTGCGACATGCTGCTGGTGTTGATGATTTGACCATTTCCAAACCCATAACTTTGATCTTTGGTTTAGATAGTCTAACACCTTCATCATCATGAACATTGACGATATATCTTTTCTTTGCTGTCCAGATACCTTTATCAGCCAACACTTCTCGTTTCATATGCATTTTTTGTTGAAATGCATTGGTATATTCTGCCAATTCTTGATATGATTTATTGATAAAATCTTGTAACTTTTTATTACAAACTTTATCCATAAAGTCTATTATTTCATTTGTTTCAGCATTGGGATTTGTTTTTAGGATTGTTTCTTGAATGAGTTTATCCATAGACAGATAGATGGAATCGGTATCTGAAGCAATGACATAATCAACATTATTTGTTTTCAATAATGTGTTCATGAAATCATTCATCTTCTTTTCAATCCAACGAATGGAAAGTTGTCCAGCAGTTGTTACAGCACTGGCTTGTCTAACATCAAAGAAACGGAAAAACTCATTACCAAGCGCACCATAGGCTGAGTTGAGTGAAACTTTCTTTGCTAGTTGTAGGTTATCATATCTTGCGATTTGATTTTCTATTCGTTTTCTTTCCGATTCATTAGTTACAGATTGTAGTTCTTTCTTTGACTCAAGCATTTTCTTTTTATAGACTTTACGATCAGTATACATTGTTTCCATGATTTCAGCCAGGAAACCTTGTTTCTTGCGAGAAAAGAACTGACCGTTTGGTGTTGCTGTTATATCATACAACTTCAGAAAAGACAAATCTCTTTTCTTTTCCAACATGTCATCAATATCATTTATTGGTGTTATGTTTTTTGGCCAGTTTGTTGGTTCAATGAACATTTCTGGTGAAATATTATATTGCATAATCAAATGTGGATATAGGGAATCAAGATCAAAAGAAGCAATCCATTTATGCATACCAACTTTGGGGTCTTTGACATATGCTCCCACATAAGCAGACTTTTTCACATGTTCTTCATTTGGTGGAATGATAATGTTTCTTTTCAGAAGATGATTATAGATAATAGCATCCCACATTCTAACTTGGGTAAAAACATCCTCATAGTTACATTTACTATCATAAGCAAGTGTAAGAGCCAACTCAATAAGTTTCAACTTGCCGTCAAGTCTGTCTACCAGACCAACGTCATGAATATTATACTCTATGAACTTTTGATAGTTATCGCGATATAAGGTATGTAAGTTTCCATATTCATCATATGTTAGTTTCTTCTCCCCAATTTCAACATTAGCAATAGCATCAAGACGATATGATTCCTGTGATTTGCCTCTGGGAGCAAACTTCTTATACAACTCAAGATAATCAAGAACAGCAACACCAGATATAACATAGTTCTTTTGTGACTTACCAGCCACAAATGCTGTTCTTTCGTAATAGTTACCCCAAGGCGAAATCTCTTTCGCCTTTTCTTCACCGAATATATTGATTATTCTATTGATGATATAGTTGATATCGAAAAATTTGATATTCCATCCAGTTACAATATCGGGGTAATCAGAAGTCCAAAAATCAAGAAAATATTGAATCAATTCAATTTCATTTTTACATTTTATGTAACGAACATCGTCGTGACTATTATTGAAATCGCCGCAACCAAATACAAAATATTTGCCACCTTTCTTAATTGTGATAGCCGTAATTGGCTCAACTGCTGTTTCTGGGTCTGGAAAACCATTTTCTGATCCTACTTCTATGTCAATATTGAATATGGTAATAAGAGACAAGTCCCATTCAATATTGGTTTGGTATTTATCAGCAATGTATGCGTATTCAAACCTCTGGTTACCGAATATTTTGAATCCAGCAATATCTTTATTATCCTTTATAAACTTTTTTGCTTCATATAAAGATTTAGGAGGGAGTTCTTGCAAACTCTCTCCTGTAATAGTTTTATATGGTGTGCTTCCTGTTCTGGAAATAGTATAGAGTTTTGGATTATAGTTTAGTTTTTCATTGACTTTCTTTCCATTTTTAATTCCGCGAAACAGTATTTTTGAACCATGCACACCAACACTGGTATAGAAATCTTTCATTACACTCCTTTTGGAATAATCAAATTGTGAACTGGTGTCACAATACCACCAAACTTTGATTTATATTGATTTGTAAATTCATCAACAGGTGTCATTATAGCAAGAATATGGTTTTTGTCAAGCAAAACTGCCTTATCTGAAGTAAATTCACACCATGGTACCAAAAAAACTTGAGGTGTGTTTGGATTGGTTTGTGAAGGTGCAATAAGAACACGCAAAGGATTTTTCAATGTAAGTTTACCTGAACTTTCCTCAACAACATCGGCAATGATTTCTTCACCGTTTATTAATCTAACTAATTTAACGTTCATCTGTGTTATTCCTTTCTTCTCTCATTTTTCTGAAAATCTTTTGTATTGTCTCAACTATAACTATCATTCCAACTATAGTGAAAATGGAATAATACATAATGTCCACAATAGGAATGCCAATAGAAAACAGTATAAGCACTATAAAGAAAATACCACTTGTATATATCAGTGGTTTCTTTCTTCTATTATCACGCATCTGCTATTTCCAACATATAATCATATACTCCAACTGTTACCCACTTTTCTGGAATATATGTCGTGGCAATACCATTCTCATTGACATAAGAATACTTGTTATCAAAATCCATGATCTTGACAATGCGTTCCCACTTTCCATCAAAAGCACGTTGCTTGAATTGTGTTTCTAAAACGCGCATTTGCTTTTCATTCTGTACCATCTTTTTTCTCCAATTTGAATGTATCAAAAAATACATTTATAAAATATAAGATTGTCATAACAAAAGTTATATTAACTATAAAATCTTTATTTGGAAATAACGCTTCAGGATAATAGTTATATAAATATATATTTATTATCCAACCAATAACACCAAGTACGGCAGTGATTCTAAAAAACATCATTTATTTTCCTCATAAATCAAACCACCAAGACTTGGAAACTTTTGTACAATAATGTCATGTGCTTTTAGAGCAATTTCTCGGTGTTCTTTTTGGGTGCCAGGAGACATACGCAATTGACAATAATGAATCCAAGAACGCAATGTGCCAGCCATATACATTGTTGATGATGTTAATCCTTCTGGAAGAATAACTCTGGCTTGTTCTTTAGCAATACCTTTTCCAATTGCCCAGTTATAATAATGTTGTACTTTTTCAACAATTATATTTTGTATTTCTTTCCATTGTTCTTGAAGTGTAATATCATCAACTTCAATTGAGTTTTGTCTATTTTTAGTATCCTGTAACCTCGCTTCACGATAAACAAACCCCATATCAGTAGGATTAGCATAACGTTGGCTAAACTCCTGAAATGAAAATGATCGGTGCCGTAAAATCTGTCTACCAATATCTCGCGTTGTTTTGATTTCCATCACCAGATGGACCATTTCAAATGGACTCCAATGATGATTGCGAATCAAATATGATAACAACTTAGGAGCAGTTTCGGTGTTGTTTTGGTTACTTGGATTTGAAACACGCGCAACATAAGCAATAAATTCATCTACAGACATTGGCGTTTGTTTGCCTGGTTCATATATTTCAGAACCATTCTTATCAAGATCATATGGTTGTGTTATGGCAACTAACTTCACTTCACTCATTTTAAATCTCCATTATTTCTTAGTTGTTTTCTTTTTGTTGCGAGTTCCCTTTGTTTTTGGTGGTGTTTTTGTTACTGCTCTTGCTTTTCTTGTTCTCTCTTTTGTTACTTCTGGTAATGTTACATCAGGACTATATGCTACATTATTACTGGTATTTGCTAAATACGTTGTATCAACATACACTATTCCAGTATGAGTTGTATTTAAATAATGCTGTCTTGGAACTAATCGCCTCGGTGGCTCCTTTTTTCCTTTGCCAAATAAATTGGCAAGTAAACTTTTGAATGACATTTTATTATTACCTCTTATTTTTGATGGTGTTTATTATAACACTAAAATACTCAACTGTCAACATTATTTATCTTCATTCCCCAATTGATCTATTCTCATTTTTGGAAAATAGCGACAGAATAATGTGTCACCTTTTGATATATTTCTCATTACCGAGACTTTCCGTTTGATTTCATCATAGAAATTCCATGCTAATGGAACAAATAATATATTATCATTCTCATATTCATATAATACAGATGAAGCATAGATTGGAATGCTAGACCCTGGTGTGAATCTATTTTGTTTGAGAGGATTGTCATCAATGATGAAATCAAGATCAAGGCCAGTAAAGTTTAATACAGTCATTCCCTTTGCTGGTGCACCATATCCTACCAGTTTATATCCTTCATACTTATCTCTATTAACTGTATAGAGTAAGTTGTTTTTTATTCTGTGTGTGTTTTCAGCAAACCAAACATAAACACCTGGATTATATAAATCTGCTTCAGCACTCTTACGCATATCCACACTTAAGTCTTTTAGTTGTCCTTCTTTTCTTACTTCAAAAATGAAACTGGTACCATGAATTGTGGCAAGATCAACATTTGTTAATACCATTCCTGCACGTTCACACAACTTTTCCATTGAGTTAACACAGAAAAAAGAAATGTGTTCGTGATAAATGGTATCAAATTCACCATTCCTAATCATGTTTGCTTGTGATGTTTGAATAAATAGTTTTCCATCATCAGGCATAATCTTTTTTGCTGTCAATAGAAAATCAAGTGGATTAGATGTATGAGCAAATACATTTTGTGCCACTATAATAGATGGTTGAACCGTGAACTTTTTTGTAAAATCATCATTGAAATAATCACAAAATACATTATGGTTTTTTGATGATAGTTCAAGCAAGTTTTTAGCTGGATCAACACCAAATGTGGCATAACCCAACTCTTTAAAATAATCAAGTTGTGTTCCATCATTACAACCAACATCTAAAACAGATTTCTGATCCATTTTATTTCTAAGATCAACATAACCAGCAAACTCTTTGAAATGTTCGCGACCTGTTTGTGTTGTTCCACTAACATAAAGATAATCCTCAAACATAAGTTTGGGATCAACAGTGTGTGTCAGTTGAACATGCCAACAATCATAACACACATTGATTGCCAGAGGATATTCCTCTTGCACTTGTTCTTTCGTTAGTTTGTATGAGTTAGCAAGCGGCTGCTTGCCCAAGTCCATTACTGGATGCAAGTTTTCTTTACCACAAGCAACACATTCATTTAGTTGCGTATAATTTTGTGTCATTTATAAGAATACTCCATTTTCATATCTATCAATGGATCCTTTTCAAATATAATCATGCTATCATAAAAATGTATTGAAGATAATCCTTTTATAAAAAGATTTAGATTTTGCAATTCATGAATTTTATTATTATCTTTTGCCTGTATTGTGGTCATTTTATTTGTCGTCGTATCAAAAGACAATAAGCCAGAATCGGTATGATTTGTTTCATTTATAATCCATTGCTCATTTAATAAATCAACAAATTGTTTGCTATATTCTGTAAATGCTTTTGGATTACCATATGACATACCATATGGTTCTTTCATATAACTGGTATGAGTATCTTCAACAATGGCAAATCCTCCTTCTGTGATATGAGGAAAAACTTTTTGTAATGTGATTATTTGTTGGTGCATATAATGCCCACCATCATCAATGAAAATATCAATAGGTCCTATTTTAGGTAATACTTGATCCCAAAATTCTGGATTTCCTTGATCTCCAATGAAAATTTCAACATTACCTTGATCAAAAGTCAAATTACCACTACGTTGTTTATCAATATCTATACCAAAAATTTTACTATCTTTAGTGAAGTATTTGCTCCACATATCGATAGAACCTCCATCAGCCACACCCACTTCAAGTAATGTAATGTTTTTATCTTTAAATTTGCTCATATATCGGTCATATACAGGAAAATAACGACTCCACTTGTCGGCTTTTTTATTTACTGTTTTGAAAATTTTTAACAATTCGCTCATATTTCAATCCATTCCCTATTTTTTAGTGACCAATCAACAACTTCACCAATTCTTTCTACAAGTGATCTTCTGGGTTCAAAACCTAAATTAGATAGATAACTTCCATCAAGAGCATAACGCAAATCATGTCCTGGTCTTGAACTATGAAAATCAACTAATTCATAAACAGGTTCTTTTCCTTGCGCTTGTGCGATTATCTTTACCAAAGATAGATTATCAATTTCTTCTTTACCAACAACATTGAATTTTGGACATCTTGCTCCACCATAATCAGGTTGATAAACAAATTCTTTTTGTTCATTATTTAAATGTAAAAGAAAATACATTGCTTCTGCTACATCTTTGGCGTGAATATAAAAGCGACTACCAGGAACAGTTTTTGTTTTATCAGAATGAATCATGATTTTTTCACTATCACGAATTTTCTTAATACACATAGGAATAAACTTTTCTGGATGTTGTCGTTCACCAAATACATTCATTGTATGTGTAATATAGATTGGAAGTTTATATGTATTTTCATAAGCAACACAAAATTCCTCTGCTGCTGCTTTTGATGCTGAATAAGGATTTGTTGAGTTATATCTATC